TTAATATCAGAAATACACGGATTTATTCAAACAATCGATGATGTCGTTATGGTTGCTCCTATTATAAAAGAATATATGGATACAGCTGTAAAAAATGATGAACATTTAGTAAAGTTAGCTGGTGTATTACAAAGAATTATAAGTAAATCTGATGGTTCAAATGATGAAACTATGTTACTATCAGAAGCTGAAAAGGAAGAGTTGATGGGAACTTTACAAGAAACTGTAGATGACTTAAGTAAAGAACAAAGTAGACTTGAAAGTATAAAAAATAAAACTATAGATTTTAAAGGGGGTAATAGTTAATGTCTTCTACTATGACAGTAATGCCATCTAAACAAAGTCAATCAGGATTATTTGGTAAATCTAAACCTGTACCTGTTTGGTTACAATTTGTTCCAGGTATTGTAATGGATGTAGTTTTAAATTCAGATTCACCAGCATATAAAAATGATAGAGATATAAATGCTATTATAGCCAAATCACATGTAGTATCTAGTAAAGGCATAAAGTTAAAACAAATGTCAAGAAAAAAATACTATCCATTGTTTAGAGGATTTACTGATACACCAATAAAGGGTGATCAAGTTTTACTATGTACATTTGGTGGTATTAATTATTATATGGGACCTGTAAATACAGTAAATAGTCCTAATTGGAATATAGACCATATGAATCTATCAAAAACCAGTGAATTGGGTGGTATAGCTAAATCAGTAGCTGGTGCATTGGGGATAAGTAAGTATGGAGTAGCTTCAACATTTCCTGCATCAACTAAAATAAAAAGACTTCAAAAAAACTTTAATACACCATTAGACGATTCTTTAAATAGATATGGTCAGAAAAAATTGATAGAAACTCATGGTGATATGGTATTTGAGGGTAGACATGGAAATAGTATGAGGATTGGAAGTAGGGATATGAATCCATATATACTATTTTCTAATGGAAGAGAGTTAGGAAACGATACTGAAAGTAATTTAGATGGTACTATATTTTTAATATCGGATGATGGTACAATTCATAATCATTTTCCAGGTGATATTATATTTGAAGAAGAAGGTGAACCCATTCAAGAATTATTTACACTTGCTAGTGATTCTGTAGGTAAGGATAAAGATGATGGACAAAAAAGATTAATAGGATCTAAAGATGAAGAAAATTCAGAATCTACAGGTTTATACAATTATCTTTATGAAGGTCCTCAAGTATTTTTAAACAGTGATAAAATAACATTTAATACGAGAAAAGAAAGTATGTTTTTATCTTCATTTCAAAATTTAATATTGGGTGCTGGTAATACAATAGAAATAGTATCGGAAAATGAGACAGTTATTGAATCTTCTAATATTTATTTAGGAAGGCAGGCAAGAAAAAAACAATTAGATAGTAAAGATGCAGAACCATTAGTTTTGGGTGAGCAATTAAGGTTATTTTTAACGGAGTTTTTAGAAGTTATGGAACAGGCACATGGGTTGTGTCAAGGAGCACCAATACCAGTAATGGATTCAACTGGAGCTCCATTGTTACCAAAAATTCAACAGTTGAAACAAAAAATAAATAAAATTGATACTGCACCATTTAATAGTAAGTATCACTATATTGAAGACAACGGACAAAAACCAGAATAAGGAAGGTCATATGAAAAAGAAAACAAATGTAAAAACATTGATAAGACAAATCGTTAGAGAAGAAGTTGCGATGGCTATTAAGGAAGTAATAACTGAATTAAAAAAGCCAGTACAACCAATTTCCAAACCAAGAAAAATTACAAAAGCTATTGGTAAAGAAATTAAAAGAAAAAAAGTAAATTATTCTAATAACCCAGTTATTAATGAGGTTATGAATGAAACAGCAAATTCAGATGATTGGAAGTCAATGGGTGATGGAACTTATGATTCGAGTAGAATGAACGATATATTAAGTTCTGCTTATAATAATCCAAATGATCCTAATGGTAATTTAGCAGCTTCTATGGGTGTTAGTGCTGATACACCTGGTATGGATTTTCTAAAGAAAGATTACAGAGGTTTAATGAAAGTTGTAAATGAAAAAGAAAAAGAAAAAAGAGGTGTGTAATGGGTTTAAAAGACGACTTGGAAAAGGTATGTATAGATAGTTTGGGAGATGATGCAGTCGACACAGGAAAATGTTCTGAACTGGCAACAGGACAGAGAGACGCTATTGTTGATTGGATTACATCACAAACATTTAGAATCGTTGAAATGAAAGCAGTTCTTGAAGTTGAAAAAATAACAACAACTGCTCCATATCAAGCTGATGTTTTACCAACTGTTATGTTAGCTCCTGGTGTACCAACTGCCGGTTCACCCGCAGCACAGGCAACAGTAGCTCCAGGTCCTCTTCAAGGTGGTAGTAAAGGTGTACTTGTACCAAAAGTAAACTTTAATAAAACAGGTGGACAAGGTGGTGCAATGCAATCTAAAGGTCATGCTTATATTGGAGATAATCCTGTAGGTTCTTCTCCAGAAACACAAACAAAAGTAAAACTATTAAAAAAAGATTTAGTGGATTTATAAAATGGCAATAATAAATAAAAAAACAAAACCCTTAAAAAATGATAGAGATGAAAATATTTATATTGGGATAGATTTACCATTCAGAAAATCAGATGGTAATGAAGGTTGGTTTTCTTCTACAACAACTACATTTTCGGCTGTTAGGAATAATATAAAATCTTTATTATTAACAGAAAGAGGACAGAGATTAATGCAACCATCTTTGGGTTTAAATCTTAAAAGATATTTATTTGAACCATTAGATGCAGACTTAACAGATAAAATAGAAAATGAAATATTTCAAACATTTGAATTTTGGTTACCTTTTGTAAACATAGTGGATTTAAAAGTTGTACCTGGTGGTGATGATGAAATTGGTAGAAATAAAATAGATATATCACTAACCTTTAATATAAAACAAGATCAAAATTATTTTGATACAATTAATGTAACAGTTGGAGAATAGTAAATGGCTAATAGAGAGTTAAAAGAATCGAATGTAAATTATTTAAATAAAGATTTTGATACATTTAAATCCAATCTTATTGAATACGCAAAAACATATTTTCCAAATTCATACAAAGATTTTAATGAAACATCTCCTGGTATGATGTTAATAGAAATGTCTGCATATGTTGGTGATGTATTATCATTTTATATAGATAAACAATATAAAGAAATGATGTTACCATTAGCTCAAGAAAGAAGAAACTTGATTAATATATCTAAAATGTTAGGTTATAAGGTAAAACCAACAATACCAGCTTATGTTGATATAAAAGTTACACAGACAATTAATGCTAATGCAGATATAAATGATAAAAAACCAGATTATTCACAAGCTGTAGTTTTAGATAAAGGTTTACAAATAGAATCTTCTGAAGATCCAGAAGTTGTTTTTGAAACACTAGAACCTGTTGATTTTACATTTAGTGGTTCATATGATTCTTCACCTATAGAATCTGGATTTGATGATAATGGTATTGTTACTGAATATCAAATAACAAGGACTGTTAGAGCTATTAGTGGAGAAACCAAAACTAAAGATATAACAGTAGGAAGTCCACAACAATATTTAAAATTATCTTTGTCTGAAGACAATGTTATAGAAATTTTAAAAGTAGAAGATTTAAATAATGGTAATAGATGGTATGAGGTTGATTATTTGGCACAAGATAAAATTCCAGTTGAAACATTTTATCGTGGTGATTCTACCAGAACAACCGCTTATAGTGACAGTAATTCAAATGTATTATCTGTACCAGTACCATATTCATTACAATATATAAAAACAGGAAAAAGATTTATAACAGATGTTGATGATGACAATACAACATCACTTATATTTGGAAATGGTGTATTGAGAAGAGGAGCAAATGGATTAGATACAGATTTCGTAGAGCTAGATGATGCATATGTGATAACACCAGGAGACCCTGATGTTAATAATTTAGATTTATCACTAGACCCAAGATCTGGTGAATCAAGAATGACACTTGGTGAAACACCATCAAACACAACATTAAGAATTACTTATCGTGTTGGTGGTGGTTTAAGTTCTAACGCAGCTGCTGGTACATTAGTAAATGTAACTAATGCAGCTTCTAAATACTTATTAGGTTCTAATACAGTTACTGTAACGAATGAAGCTCCTGCTTATGGTGGTAACAATGAGGAAACTATAGAAGAAATAAGACACAATACTAAACAATTTTTTGCATCACAAAATAGATGTGTAACTAAAGAAGATTTTGAAGCTAGGGTTTTAAGTGTACCGCCGAGACTGGGAAGTGTAGCAAAAGTTTTTGCAGCTAGGACTGGTGTTAGTACAGAAGGAACTACTGTATCTGATATATTTGAAGCTTTAGATGTTACGGATAATAACACAGGCTTTTTATCAAGTGATATAGATGAAATAATAACAAAGATAGGAACTGATAATTCACCCGGTTCTGATATAGATGGTGCTGTAGAAGCATTAACAAAATTTAGAAACGCTTACGATGCACATGTTGGTGATTTGGGAACAAATGCCATTTCTACAATTGATTTGTTTTTACTGGCATATGACAACAATAAAAATTTAGTAACATTACCAACAACTTCAGGTTTAACACACCCAATGAAACAAAATATAAAAGAATATTTAGAAAATTATAGAATGATTACTGACCAAATTAATATAAGAGATGGTAAGATAATTAATTTCGGAGTAGCTTTTGAAGTAGTAGCACATCGTTCGGCAAACAAAGCTGATGTTAAGTTAAGGTGTATAGAAAAAATTACAGATTATTTTGATATTGATAAATTACAATTTAGACAACCAATTTATACATCTGATTTAGAGTATGAGTTGATGGGGTTAGAGGGTGTTAGATCTGTTAATTTTTTACAACTGACTCAAGATTTTAATAATTTATTTAATGAATCATTAGAAGGCATATCAGGAAATATACCTGTTTTATATGATTTTACAAGTGATTCAGATCCTATTGTGGGTGGTGCAGGTACTGCTGGTTATGGTTGGTTATACGATTTTAGACAATTTTATAATCCTAATTCAGGAAATGGTTATGTATCAAAGGGTGTAATTCTACCTTCTGTAGAACCTGCTGTTTTTGAATTAAAATTTCCAAACCAAAATATAAGAGGAGTTGTAATCTAATGCATTATTCTATTTTTCCAACAAAAGACACTTGGATTTCAAGTGGTTCTAATTTAGTTACGGGTGTTACTCAACAAGATCAAAATTTTGGACAAGATGAAATACTTGAATTAAAAAAGTTTTATTATAATAATTCATTAAATCATCATACAAGAATTTTATTACAATTTGATATAAATGAAATTTCTAAATCTATGGTTGCTGGTGATATACCTGTACCAGATTCCAATAATAAAACTTCAGCTTCATTACATTTAAAAATGTTTGAGGCGGAAGGTAATAAAGATCAATCTACGGAATATAAATTACAAGTTTATCCTATAGTAGAATCTTGGGATGAAGGTAGTGGAAAATTTGGAGATGTTCCAAAAGTAACTGATGGTTGTAGTTGGGTTAATAGGATAAATAAACCAGGTGCTTCAACTGTAACTTGGACTAATACTACAGGTTCTAACAATGATAAAAATTCTGTAAGTTATTATTCAGGGTCGGGTGATGGTTCTACACAAACATTTTCTTATTCATCTGCAGATATAGATTTAGATATAACAGACATTTTTGGTAAGTGGTATAGTGGTAGTGATGAGAGAAGAGTTAATAATGGAATACTTTTGAGATTTAGTGGTAGTCAAGAAACGGATACTCAAACATATGGAGAACTTAAATTCTTTTCAAGAAACACTAATACAATTTATGCTCCTAAATTAGAAGTTAGATGGGATGATCATACAAAACCCGCGGGGTTTGGGGGAGTTGTAGGTGCACCAACACAAGCTACAATGAGTGGAGTAGCTGATAACTACTTATATATGAGGGGATTAAGAGAAAGTTATAAAGAAAACGATAGAGTTAAGTTTAGAGTTTCTGCACGAAAAAGATATATTCAGAAAAATTTTAATACATCAGTACATAGAGCCAGCAGTTCATTCATCCCATCCGATAGTGGTTCATATGCAATTAAAGATATTGCTACGGATGAGTTTATAGTTCCTTTTAGTGCTTATACTACTATGAGTTATGATTCAACTTCAAATTATTTTATACAATGGTTAGATGGGTTCTATCCTGATAGAGTTTATAAAATATTATATAAGATAAAGTATGATGACGGACAAGAACAAATATTCGATAATAATTTTGAATTTAAAATAAAGAGGTAATAAATGAGTTTGACTTCAGACCAGATGAAAGATCATATTATTGATCAGATTATAAAACTTATAATGCAAAATAGATATGAACCTTATTTTTATAATCAAAAATTTCAATTAGATTTAGCATATTATAGAAAAATAGTATCAGATTCAGGATATATTAAAAAATCTGAAGATTTAGAATTAAACGATGATACGAAAAGTGTCATATACCAAGAAGATTATCAAAAATCAAATGATGATATTGATGTATTTATTACTAAAGTTTCACAATGTTATGAAACTGGATATGTAAATGAATATGGTGATAAAACATATAACCAACCACCTGATTGGGTTGATTCAGGAGAATGGATATTTTATAATAATGGTTTTTCAACAGATCCATGTGATGAAAATATAAGTGAATGTGAAGATGAATTTGGAAATGCAATAGCTGGAATGCCATATCCAGGTAGCACTGGTCAGATTTCTATAAATATTGCAAATTGTCCTGATGGATTGGGTGGTCACACAACCCTTACAGAATATTTAGACATATTAACACCTTCAGCAGACGCATATTCAGATGGTGATGAGACACCTGTTTTAGATTATTTAAGTCAATTGGTTGGATTAGAAAATCAAAAATCAATAATAGATTCTGTAGAAGCTGCTGAAGTTTTAGATACTACAATATACGAATTATTACCTGGTATACAAACAAGACAAGAAAGGGTTGATAGATTATTTTCTGAATTTAATGACTTGTTATCACCAAATACACCACAATTTAATTTAGATGGTGTACCTGGTGTTGATGATAATTGGGATATTGGTGGTAACTTGGGAACTGATTCAAATATTTATAGTGATACATTTGATATTTCAAAATTAGGTCCAAACGCTGGATATATAACAAGATTGGCTCGTCACGCAGTTAATGAAAATGAAAATCAATCACTTGAAGAATTAAGAAATCGTATAAATCCATATTTAGAAGATATTGATGAAATCATAGACCCAGTTGAAGATGATGAAAGAATTGATTATAGTGATATTTCAGAAGGATATATAAAATTTAGAGGTTTAAATCAATCAATAATAATAAGATCTGAAAACGATAATACAGGATTAGAAGATTATCAAACCGATGGATTTAGCATAGCTATGTGGGTTAGATTTATTGATAAAAAATCGGGAGGAACTTTATTTAATTATGGAAATCCTTTAGGTAATGGTAGTGATTATGGATTTGTGTTAGAAACTTTTGTAGTTGGTGAAGATGAACAAGACGGAAATAATTCTACATTCGGTGCTTCTTATCCACAATTGTTTGCTGATACGAGTCATGCTAGGTTTATAAGACTTGTTGTAAATGATAAAGGTACTATATATAATTCTCATATAGGATTGAATGGTATAGATAGACAAACCGCACCAACACTGCCACAAGCATTTAATAAATCAATAGGTGGTGATGGGGTGTCAACAACACCACAAATTTTAGGTTATACACCAGTGCCTGTAAATAGAAATGAATGGTATTTTATAGTTGCAAACTTTAATCCACTAACACAAGAGGTAGAAAGGATTGGGGTATGTAATACAGGAGATATGACATCGGAATGCTCTGTTGATGGTGTAACTCCTTTGAAAAATGATCCAGATTATTGGAGATGGAATGTGGGTATAGACGAAAGTAATGCATATTATACACAAAACTCTAATTCTGGTGCTAAATGTAAAGTGGAGATAATATCAAAGAGTGATTTATTACGAGCTCGTGGTTATAAAATATAATAATTGGAGTATTTAAATGCCAAATTCTAGAACTGACCCAACAGATATTTTAGATCCTCAAAGAGTATATTTTGAATATACACAACAGGTTTCACAAGCTTTTGTGCAATTTATACCTGAAGAAATTGAAAGATTAGAAAGAGGTGATGTATTTATAGCTTATTGTCATACTGAAAGAGATGGTAAACCATCTGTTATAGGAGCTTATAGATACTT